GGGTCGCGGCGCGGATTTGGCGATTATTGACGACCCCGTTTCGGAACAAGACGCGTTAAGTGTTACTGCATTAGATAACATTTACGAGTGGTACACTTCTGGTCCCAGACAGCGTTTACAGCCCGGTGGTGCGATTATTATCGTTATGACCCGTTGGAGTATTCGTGATCTGACTGCTAAGGTTTTAAGCAAGCAGAGTGAAAAAGGTGCTGATAAGTGGGAGATTGTAGAGTTCCCCGCTATCATGCCGTCTGGCGACCCGTTGTGGCCTGAGTATTGGAGCTTGGATGAGCTTGAGGGCGTTAAGGCGTCTATTCCTGTTGCCAAGTGGAATGCTCAGTATATGCAGAACCCTACTGCTGAAGAGGGTGCGATTATTAAGCGCGAGTGGTGGAACATGTGGGAAGACGAAGACCCACCCGCTTGCAGCTATATTATTCAGAGTTATGACACTGCGTTTAGTAAGTCTGACAGGGCTGACTACAGTGCGATTACGACTTGGGGTATATTTCACAATGATGAGACGCGAGAGGATCATATCATCCTTTTGGACGCTGAAAGAGGGCGCTGGGAGTTTCCAGAACTGAAGGAAGAGGCGTTAAAGTCTTATAAATTATATGAGCCTGACATGGTTCTAGTGGAGCAAAAAGCGAGTGGAATGCCATTAACTCAAGAGCTTCGCAGGATGGGCATTCCTGTAACACCATTTACTCCGAGCCGCGGTGCTGATAAGTTTACTCGTATGCACGCCTGTGCGCCTGTGTTTGAAAGTGGCATGGTGTGGGCACCTGAGACGAATTTCTCAGATGAAGTTATGGAAGAATGTGCGGCATTTCCCAATGGTGAACATGATGACTTGGCGGATTCGATGACTCAGGCTATACTACGATTCAGACAGGGTGGTTTTATCACCACTCCGAGTGATTATGATGATGAAGAAGAGGCTGCTTTTATGCGGCGCAAACGCGAATATTATTAGGAGGCTTTTATGGCTGATCAAAAACAAGCAATTATGAAGGCTCTGAAGCAAGCTATGGGCGGTGCGCCGATGAGTTCACCAAGACCAAAGATGCGCCCTGCGGGTCTTGCTAGGGGCATGGATGCAACTCCAGCGGAGATTGCTGCTTTAGAACGTGGCAATCGCATTCAAATGATGGAAGGCCGTGAGAACGAGGCAATTCTTAAAGGCGAAAAAGCCATTTCAGATGCTGATAAAGCAAAAATACTTAAAATGATGATGGGACGAATTAATAAGTCTCCTGCTGGCATGATGAAGGGCGGCAAGGTCATGAAGTATGAAGATGGCGGCGCTGTGAGAAATAAAAAGGTTAAGAAACCAAAGATGGGCTGTGTCATGAAGGGACGCGGCGGCAAGTATAAAGGACAAAGCTAATGCCAAATATGTCAAAAAAATATAAAGGATTTTCAAAGTTACCTGAAGCGGTTCAGCAAAAGATGGACCCTGAAGCGGCTATGAAGTATATGGAAGGTGGCGCTGTAAAAAAGTATATGGGCGGCGGTGCTGTTAAAAAATATGGTCATGGTGGCAACGTTGAGAAAGACGGCGTTATGTATGAGCATGATCCAGAGCCTCAAAAGGCTTCCACAAAAGGTGGTACTGGTGGCGGTCATTCCCGCGGTGGCGGTGCTGCTATTAGCGGAACCAGATTTTCTGGAGTAAAATAATGGCTAAAATCATCATTAACATTGATATGGAAGAACTGAAGTCTGGCGTTAATCAACTCGTTGATGATGATATGTACGANGATGATATGATGGAGGAGGAGATTTCTTGCCCTCTATCAACTCAAGATTCGTCTATTAACGATGAAAATCGTGAGTCTGCGATNAAAGACCAAGATTACGGCGCGGCTGAAAGTGACAAGAATGTATGTGGTACATGCGCTTATTATGACATTCGCGCTTCTGTTTTGGATTGCATTGATAACGGAATAGGAATGAAAGAAGACGTTCCTGTAGGTTACTGCACCGAATTAGACTTCACATGTATGGCGGAAAATGTCTGCAACTTGTGGAAAAAGGGTGGCCCTATCACAGATTTTGACAATATTAACACTCTTGAGCCAATTGAGGGTAACGAGAGGGACATTTTCTAATGGCTATTGAGCAAGGTTTAGGTGCTGGCGGCACTCCCGAAGAACCAGTGATTGAAGATACAACTCGTATGCAGGAAATACCTGAGCTTCCAGCAACTCCGGGGATTACTGAATTTGATGATGGTAGTGCCGTTGTTGGTGAATATGAAGAAGAGGGTGAGCCTGTAGCTGACGTTCCTTTTGATGGAAACCTTGCAGACGTTATTGAGGAAGATGAGCTTATGGCTATATCTTCTGATATTGTTAACGCGATTGAAGATGACTTTGCGGCACGCCAAGACTGGGAAGATACATACAAAAAGGGACTAGAGTTTCTTGGTATGAAGACTGAAGAGCGCAGTGAGCCTTTCGAGGGTTCTTCTGGTGTTATTCATCCTTTGCTTGCTGAAAGTGTTACGCAGTTTCAAGCGCAGGCTTATCGTGAGTTATTGCCTGCAACTGGACCTGTTCGTACCGCCGTTGTTGGCGCACAGAATGAAATGCTTGTTAAGCAGTCTGAGCGTGTCAAAGACTACATGAATTATATGATTACATATGAAATGGAAGAGTACGATCCTGAGTTGGATCAGATGCTGTTTTATTTACCTGTGATTGGATCGACATTTAAAAAAGTTTACTTTGACCCGCTTAAAGGGCGTGCGGTCAGTAAGTTCATTCATGCTGAAGATGTGATTGTGCCTTATGGTGCAACTGATTTAATGTCTTCTCCGCGGATTACGCATCGTTTGAATATGGATTCGAATGATGTTCGAAAGCTACAACTTGTAGGATTTTACAAAGACATCGAACTTCCAAGTTCTTCCAACTATGACGAAGCGTCTATGGGTGAGGTTGAGGAGTCTATTGATGACATTCAAGGCGTACATCCATCTGGACCGTCTGAGGATATAACTCTTTATGAAGTCCATACGTCTTTAGACATTGAAGGTTTCGAGGATATGGGAGAAGACGGCGAGCCTACAGGTTTGCGACTTCCTTATATCGTCACGATCATTGCCGATTCTGGTGATGTACTATCTGTTCGTAGGAGCTACGAGGAAGCTGACCCGATGAAGCGTGCGAAGCAATACTTCGTGCATTACAAGTTTCTTCCGGGTCTTGGTTTTTATGGCCTTGGCTTAACACATATGATTGGTGGTTTAGCCCAAGCATCTACGTCTATTTTGCGTCAATTGATTGATGCAGGCACCCTCTCCAACTTGCCAGCAGGCTTTAAGGCCCGTGGCGCTCGTATTCGTGATGAAGATTCCCCCCTACAACCGGGTGAGTTCCGCGATATTGATGTGGTTGGAGGCACCCTGCAAGGCTCTTTGATGCCACTCCCCTTCAAGGAGCCTTCAGGGACGCTTTATAACCTTCTGGGAACGCTTGTAGACGCTGGGCGTAGGTTCGCATCTATGGCTGACATGAAGGTCGGTGAGATGAGCGGTGAGACGCCAGTGGGAACCACTATGGCGATCATGGAGCGTGGGACAAAGGTTATGTCTGCGATCCATAAGCGTTTGCATTATTCTCAAAAGATTGAGTTTAAGCTGCTTTCTAAGATTTTCGCTGAAACTGTTCAGGCGTACCCATATCCTGCTGATATGCAGATGGGTCCAGAAATATTCGTACAGGACTTTGATGCTCGCATTGATGTTCTTCCTGTGTCTGATCCAAACATTTTCTCTATGTCCCAGCGTATTGCGTTGGCGCAGACAGAGTTGCAAATGGTTCAGTCAAACCCGCAGATACACGGCGGTCCACAGGGCTTGTATCAAGCGTACCGAAAAATGTACGAGGCTCTTGGTGTGACTAACATTGATGGCATCTTGCCACCGCCTCCACCACCACCTCCTCCTGTTAATCCTTCTAAGGAAAACCAGAACGCCCTTATGGGCGCTCCTTTGCAGGCATTTCCACAACAAGACCACGAGGCTCACATAGAGGCTCACATGGCGGTCATGTCTACTCCAGCTATGCAACTGAACCCGAATGCTATTATGGCGCTACAAGGCCACATACAGGAGCATATAGGGCTACTCGCAGAGGCACAGGCGCAACAAGAAGTCATGAGCCAGATTCCACCAGAGCAAATGCAGATGATGCAACAGCAAGCGATGATGCAGCCACCACCACCTCCGGGTCAACCTCCTATGGACCCACAGCAACAAATGATGCAGCAAATACAGCCTCAAGTTGATGCGATGGCGGCTCAGATTATTGCTGATCTAACCGAAGAACTTGTTCAGGCCATGACGCCAGAAGAGCAAGGCGATCCTTTGGTAGATATAAGAAACCAAGAGCTTCAACTGAAGGCCGCAGATTTACAGCGTAAGCAAGAAGAGTTTGACGCAAAACAGGCATTCAATGAAGAGAAGGAGCGCAGTGACGTACTCATAGCACAACAGCGTATTGATGTGTCCGAAGCCGCTCTGGAAGACAAAACCAGAATTGCTGAAGAGAGATTGCAAACACAGCGTGACATTGCTTCTCTAAATGCAATGAGCAAAGGATAGTATCATGACATCAACTGTTAGAGCAAAAATGGCGCAACAGGAAAAAGAAAAGAAGGTAGCCCAAAGGCTATCTGAAAATCCTGTAGAAATGGTAAGGGCGCGTAATAAAGATGGACACTTCGTCAAAGATGACCCAAGCACGCCAGAAAACGAAGCGTGGGTTGAAAAGCCAAAAGCCAAGAAAAAACCAGTCGCAAAGAAAAAAGCCGCCGCAAAAAAGTCTAAGTAGGTTTAGCAAAGCGGCAAGACCCCAGAAGTTCCAAGGAATTTTCTGATTTTCTGGTATTTGTACTTGTGTTTCCCGCACATTAGCATACTATATGTTGTATGGACGCACTTAATCTTGCAGAATATTTATACAAAAGCATACGCGAGCGCGATGTGCGTCTTAAAGATAAGCTCGCGGATGGTTCGATACAAACTTTTGAAGAGTATCGGTACATAGTAGGTGAAATACGCGGCATGGCCTACGTTGAAGATGAACTTAAAGCCGCGATGAAAGGCATAGAGTACGCAGATGACTAGCAAGTTATTTGTGCCTGATCACGTTGCGAAGGCAGCGCAAAAGGCCATAAAAGAAAACCCAGCAATGCCAAAGCCTATTGAAAATGCTTTTGGCAAAAGCTCAGAAAACAAAAACGAAGATGATCCGTCACAGATGGAGTCTTCATCACTTGAGAGATTGCCACAGCCAACAGGCTATCGCGTTCTTATCATACCATACTATCCTAGCGAGAAAACAAAGGGCGGAATTATTGTTCCAGACGCTGTTCGAGAGCGTGAATCCTTTGCTACCGTAGCGGCTTATGTCGTTAAGTTAGGCCCCGATGCTTATGCAGACACCCAGAAGTTCCCAAATGGTCCTTGGTGTAATGAGAAAGATTGGGTTCTTATAGGAAGATATAGTGGAAATAGGTTCAAAGTGGAAGGTCTTGAGGTTCGTATCATAAATGACGATAATATTATTGCTACGATTCTTGACCCCAAGGACATTTCGTATGTATAAGGTAAGGGAGAGCAAGGAAAATGGCTATGGCTGAAGATATTCGTGAAGACGAAGATTTTGAAAATGGCGCATCTGTTGAAGTTGAAGACGACAGCAGTGACGACGAATATGAGGTTTCTACATCGGATAGCGATGAAGAAGAAACCCGAACAAATGTTCGTAAAAAATCTAATGGCGACGATGAGCTAGAAAATTACAGCGAATCTGTCCAGCGTCGAATTAATCAATTAACTGCGAAACGAAAGCAGGCTTCCGAAGAAGCCCAAGCCGCGGTTCAGTATGCTCAAAACATGCAGCAAGAAAACGCTCAGATGAAACAGCGTTTGCAGCAAATGAGCGTAGGATATAACTCTGAAACTGAAAATCGTTTAAAAGCTCAAGAAGTTCAAGCGACTCGCGCTTACACTGAAGCTAGTGAAGCTGGTGATTATGAAAAGGCCGCGAAAGCGCAACAAGCATTATCTCAAATAGCTGTAGCTAAAGAAAAAGTTAGAGTTCAAAAAATTAATTTGCAGCGTCAACAAGCAGCCGCAAAACAGGCTTCTCAGACACCGCAACAGCCACCACCTCAACAAGCACGGCCTCCACAAGCTCCACAAGCTCGTGATCCTAAACTTGAAGGTTGGTTGGAAAAGAATTCTTGGTTTGGAAATGACCGCATCATGACGCGTGCGGCTCAAGCAATCCACGAACAACTTGTTTTGGAAGAGGATTTTGATCCTACGTCAGACGATTACTACAAAGAAATCGACTCTCGTATGCGTAGAGAAATGCCCCAAAAATTTAATCGGGAAAGACGGTCCAACGCTCAGACTGTTGCTCCTGCGTCCAATGGACGGTCAGTAAAATCAGGGCGGAAAAAATCGGTTGAATTAACACCGGGTCAAGTGGCGTTTGCGAAAAAGATGAGGATTCCTCTGGATAAGTACGCAAAAGAAGTCGCAAAAATTGGAAATCGGAGAGAATAAAATGGCAGACAGGACACCACGCGAATCAAACACGCGGGATCGCGCAGAGCGCGTTCAAGAATGGCGACCCGGCTCTGCTCTGGAAGCTCCCGAACCACCTATCGGTTATAAACACCGTTGGATACGCGAATCTGTAATGGAATTCGACGATAAAACAAACGTTCATAAAAAACGGCAAGAAGGCTGGGACCTCGTTCGCGCTGAAGAGTATCCCGATTATTTAGGGCCTGTAGTAGATGAGGGACGCAACGCTGGCACTATCGGTGTTGGTGGTCTTGTTCTCGCTCGTATCCCTGTCGAAATGGCTGATCAGCGGAATAAACATTATCAAGGTGTTTCAAAAAATCAATTGGATGCAGTGGATCGTGACTGGATGCGTGAAAACAACCCAGCCATGCCGAAGCTAAGTCCTCAACGTAAATCTTCCGTTTCTTTCGGACAGAAAGGACGCGGGAACTCTGAAGGAGAGTAAAGATGTCTAATCAAGACGCTGCTTTCGGCCTTCGCCCTGTCAAAACGAGCACTAGCTCGCAGAGACAAAATCGGTATCGTATCGCTTCTGGATATGGTACGGGTATTTTCCAAGGTGACTTAGTTATAGTCGCCACTGACGGAACTATTACTCGTGCTCCAGCGGGCGCTACCAATTTGATTTTGGGCGTATTTAACGGCTGTTCATATGTAGACCCAAATGGCAATATTGTTTATTCAAACTATTGGCCTGCAAGTGCAACTGGGACAGACATTTTCGCAAATGTCATTGATGACCCAAGTGCAACCTTTGAAATCCAAGCTGACGCTGCATTCCCTGTAGCTGATTTGTTTGGCAATTTCGACATTG